ACCACCACCTGCAACAACTGAAGCACTCATCGCTGGAAGGAATCCTTTGAATTGACCGTTTGTAGCAGCAGCACCTTGCCAAATTGAAGTTTCAGTTGCTTCAGCAACTTTACCACCAACGTAAGATACTAAGTAATCAGTAAAGTTAGCAGGAATCTCATCGAATGCAGAGTAGCCCAATTGAAGAGCTTCCCAAGAATCCAAGAAGTTTTGCTTACATAGTTCCAAGTTTACTTGAAGTTCTTTTGGCTCAAGGATTCTCTCATCGATAGCAACTGAACCAGAAGTTGTGAAATCACAACTTGCGTCATGTACGATACCTGATACATCCAATTTTTGGATAATTTCACGGTATTTTACGTTTGGTACTACAGTTACCAAATCGTTTTCCAATGTTTTAGCACTCAATAAAGCAGCAGCGATATATTTACCAGCGAATTCACCAGCGTAAGTCGATGTTACTGAAGGTAGTGCGAAATTTTGATTTTTTCTCATTTTTTCAGAATTTTAATTTTAGTTATAGAGTTTGGATAAAAAGGCTGATTGTCTGTTTGGTTTTTTACCAGCACTTTTTGGGGTTTTTACTTTGGAAGCCATAACAGGGGCTCCATCTAATTTAGGAAGTTCTTCTTCCTCAAGAATTTCTTCTTCAACTTCTTCTTCAACTTGCATTTCAGCTAGCTTCTTTTCAAGTTCTTCGATTCTGTAGCTCATCTCTTCAACGGTTTTAACAACCTCTTCCAAGTTGATAACTACTTCCTCTTTCTCCTCACCTTCAGAAATTTCTTCTTCCAATTCAGTTACTTCTTCAGAACTCATCTCTTCTTCAGCTTCAGGCTCTTCAGTTGCTTCTTCAACATTCATTCTTTCGGTGATGATTCCATCCTTAGTAATGATACGGATACGAACTTCGTTTCCTTCTTCATCCTTTAAGAATAACTCATGCTCACCATCAGGTGCAGGTGTTTTAGTACCATCTTCGGCAATTACCTCAACAGCTTCACCTACATCGAATGTAGCAGATTCAACTACAGTCCCATCTACTAAAGCAGCGGTAACAAAGCTAACTTCCTTTTTCGTTTCCGAAGAAAGTAAAGTCATAATCTTGTTTAAGACAGTGTTTGAATTCATATTAATAATATTTAATGATTAAAGTTATAACAATTTTGTTTGGATATTTCCAATTTTTTGTTTATACTGGTATTAAAGTAGATGAAGATATAAATGTGTGGTACACATATGAACCTGATATATTAATATCCCCTCCACTAAATTTAGCTTCGGTTCCACTATATCTAATTACTACAATACCACTACCACCATTACCACCATCTGTTACATTGTATGGTGTATTTCCACTAGCATCTCCACCGCCACCACCGGCTCCAGTGTAATTACTACCATTTCTATCAGCGCCCGTACCAGACCCACCGGTTGTTCCACCGCCATCATTACCTCTGATAATACTTGCAACCGAATTATAACTACCTTCACCTGCTCCACCACCTGCTCCAGCTTCTGAACCAGAGTATGGCAACCAATCAATAATTAATGGTTCTCCACCATGACCACCTTTACTAGCCCACAATGGTATTAAATCATCATAATATGTATATCCATCTGAACCAGATACTATTGCTCCTTCAAATATCTCTTCATAATAAACAACAGGACCTCCACCACCACCGGCTGAGTATTGGTATATGGTTGGTGCATCTCCATATCCATTAACTGATGTAGGGTTAAATGTACCACCTTCTAATCCAAATCCAGTACCACTTCCACTTCCTGCAGAAGATGCTTCCCACATTCCACCACCGCCATTACCACCATCGCTACCATTGTTATGAAACTTTTGGTCAGTTTTATAATAACCACCACCGGCTCCACCACCTAATGCTAATGACATTGTTGTTGCGGGTGAAATTATCATTGAATCTCCACCATTTGAACCAGTACCATAATTATTATTAGTTACTGAACTAAGTGTAGCTGCTCCTAATAATCCACCTTCACCAACTATTATAGTATATTGATTAGCAGTATCTAATGTAAGCGGTTCTGAACCAAAGAAGTTGGTTTGGACTTCACCACCACCACCTCCGGCTCCACCTGCTCCACCGCCACCACCTCCGGCAACTAAAACGTAATCTACTTCTACCGGCTCAAAGAATGGAATGCTAATACTATTTGACCCAAGCTTATTACTTAATGGTATATCTCCTAAATATGATTTATACAAATTTGCCATATCTTAACAAGGGTCAATTGATGTTATCATACCATTAGGTCCAATGTATATAGAATAATTCTGCATCATTGCTGTATCTTCATATCCAAAGTACATACTCTCAGGTGCGTACATCATCAATCCAGAATCAGTATATAAAGTATCACCACTTTCAGGTACTGATGTACCAGCCATATTTGCTGGGTCTTTTGTAATGTACATATCATGCGAAGCACTCATTCCAATAGCAGAACAAGCATCCATTGCTGATGCTACACCAGTAGTTCCCATATAATCGTTATCCCATACAGTAAAGAAATCACCTCCAGCTGGTGGGTCACCACCACCATCACCCATATCCATATACTGAGATGATGAGTAATCGTTTACAATGTTAATTAGTTCGTTTAGTTTAGCTCTGATATCAGATGCTGAATCTCCGTTTAATATATCGTTAATCATAATTTATTTATTTTTAATCGTTCCAATTTTGTGTATCATCCCATACACCATTATCATCCCATACTGAGTTAGCTAATAACCAATTATCTCCACCTTCAGGTTGTACGATAGGGTTTTCTTGATTTCCTTCGTTTACACCTTGTATAGAATCTCTAATTAACTCATATGCTTTAATAGCATTAATGATTTCTTTATCTATCGTATGGTTATCTACTGCCTTTGCCTTAAATGCGTTGCTTTTGTTTAACTTTCTTGTATCACCGATAGTAGAACTACCCAATGCAACTTTTCCTAACGTTAAACTTCCTAATTTTATTGTAGCCATATCTTATTATACTTTTCTAAGTTCGCATTGTACTGGTGGTAATTCATATCCATCCAATGTATTAATATCGCTAACAGTTATAGTGTCAACAATCTCGTCATTAATTATTACGTTGTATGTTATCATGAGTATTCTACTATTGAATTAGGTGTTGTTATTGTTGCTCCAGTGTATCCTCTATTAGAACCAATTGTAATTCTATAATCTTGTATAGAACCTTTAGCTCCATCATTCGGTCCCATATCACCACCTAACAATCTATAAAATAGATTATCGGTGTTTGCACCAGTTGCTGTTGAATCCATTATACGTGTTCCATCCCAATATGCTCTAAGAGCACTTCCTGAGTTTGTAAATGAGAATGCGTAATGATACCATTGGTTAAGGTTAGATGTGATGTTAGAACTAAAGTATTGAGTTCCTCCTTTAATTACTCTCATTCTATATTGTGCTGAACCATTTGATACAAACGATATATCTGCACTAAATGTAGAATTCGTATTTCTTAAAATGGATTTATGGAATGGTGCACCACCTTGATACAATCTTTCATTCATATATACCCAACCTTCGATAACGAAATCAACACCATAGAAGTTTGAAAAATCACCTCCGTAAATTGCTCCTATACTTCCAGCATCTTCAGCAAACATAGAAGTGCTATATCCACCTTCAGTTGCAAAATCATAATCCGAATCTACAACCGAACCAGAAGGCCAGAATTCAGTAGTTCCACTACCAGTTGGAATAAGGTTATAATCGCTACCAGTACCTCTTACTGCAGATGATATATCAGATGAGTAATCAGATTGTCCAAATATACCAAAATCAGTACCAGGCACTGCTATCTCAACAAATGAACCATATGTATCAGTTCTGATTTGATATGATGGTGCTACTGCTTCACTAAATGGATTAGCAAATACAAACTTATTGTTTTGTATAGCTGTAATCTCAGTTCCTCCTAAAAATAATCCTGTTCCTTTCTCAGCCATATTATGATATTATTGTTCCGTATCGGTTGTTAACGTAATCTTTCCAATTGTTCATTTCATCAGTTGTTGGTGTACCATAAACAAATACTTGCTCAGCTAATTTGTATTCAACATATCTACTAAGGAATACACCACCACCAATTCCACTTACCAATGCACCAACAGCAACAGTAGAGTTTGCTACCCAAGTTGCGTTAACATCACCAGCAGTACCAATTGTAGTTTCAGTTAATGTGTTTTGTGCTACAAATCCATCTCCTGCACTTGCATCGTATCTCATCTTCATAGCGTTAGCTCCAGTAGATGCAGTTGATTCAACAGTATATGCAGAACCACCACCACTATATATGTTTTCACCATAGATTCTATAATCTCCATTAAGAGTATCCATCCAAAAACGAGTACCATTTAAAGTAGTAGCCACACCCATAACTGCTCCATTATTAGCACTAACCATATCCCAAACTGCTAATATAGTAACATCACTACTACTAAGTGCCGCTGGAGTTGTGGCTGTGTACATATAATCGGATGAACCATTAAAGGATAGTACATCTGCTCCATTTAAATTAGAGGATGTAGTAGCTGATGGTCTACTACCATCAGTACCTTGAATCATATCAAAGTTATTTATTTGGTCTCTCCATTGAGATACACCAGTACCAGATGTGGTAATACCTAAATCTGCTCTCCACCAATATTGTACATTGGTAAAGTCCTCAGGTGACCAAGCTGGTTCTGGTGTGATTGGATTTGATAAATAACTAAATGGTGCGAATATCGGCATATCTCTTATTTCAAATTGTTTACAGCTACTAAATTAACGTTATCACTATCAAACGATGTGAATGTTAAGATATCAACTTCGGTGTTAGCAGATGCGGTGTATTCGTTTCCTGAAGGTTGTTTAACATTAGATGAGAACGTTACTGCTGGCGTAGCGTTTGTAATGTTAACTCTCAGTAATACAGTCTGACCTGGCAATACGTTTGTTATTTCAAAGTGTGTGTTATCATCGATAGAAGAACTAAAGAAGTTTCCAACTGAGAAGTCTAAAGAAGCTGTGTTTGAAGTTTCAGCTACATCCGTTACGTTACCTCTGATTGAACCAGTGTAAGGTGATAAGGTTGCTGCTGATGTACTTCCACTTACAACGTATAGTGTGTTCTCATCGTATGTTCCTAATGCTGCGTAAGATGCTGAATCAATAGATACAATGTGTTGTACTGCTGCGATTGTGTTTCCACCAATGTTATCAACAACTGAACCAGTATCAGAACCATTATCAATTGTAATACTTCCAGTTACTCCTAATGAACCAGTAATTTGTGCTGAACCACTATAAGGGAATTCAGAATCTACTGCTGAGCCTGAGATTACATATAGAGTGTTTTCATCCACACTTCCTAATCCATCGTATTCAGCTTCAGTTAAAGTTACAATGTGATTGATTGCAGGTACTGATGTAAAGGTATCGATGATGTTATCAACAACACTTCCACTAAATCCATCTAATGTTCTAGTAATACTACCACTCACATCCAATGCTCCAGTAATTTCAGCTTTACCCTCAAATGGGAAACCAGCTCCACCACCTCCACCAAACGATGAAGTTGCAACTGCAACAGGTACATCATCGGAGTTACCTACCCATGCGTATCCTTCTAAGATATTTGGTAAAGAACGTGCTGCAGATGGTCCGTGAATTACTCCACTACCATTGGTTAGGTCTACTCTTTCAACATTACCTAATTTTTGGATTAAGTTAGCTGAACCAGTTGGTGCTTCGTTAGTGTATCCACCACCTACTCCTACATAAATCTCTTCGCCTGTTAAG